TTGTCTGCCAGCCCGCTCATGTAGTATCTGCCGCTAGTGCTGATGCCAGAATGTTTAGCGTCATCCAAAATTCGCCTAGCGTGTTTCTTTGGCATTTTGTCCAGCCACTGACCGTTAAGCCTGTCTTGCATAACAGCCCTATCTGTTCCCTTAACCCCCGGCGGCATCTGCAAGGCACACATTTCAGACCACTTGGAAGTTTGCCCTTCGGCAATCATCTTCAAAAAATGCGCCTTGACCTGTTCGCTTGCGGCAGCAATATCTGGGGGAAGGAAGCTTTCTAATACAATCATTGCTGCAACTCCGGGGGAATCTGTTCTAAGGGCGGGGCTTCCGATAGTACCGGAGGTGCGCTCTGCTCAGCAGAGGGAGAGCTACCTTGCGGCGCGTCCTCCGGTACATTCGGTGGCGGTGGAAGCATTTGAGGGGGAGGTGGTGGAGGAGGTGGCGGCAGCAAGTACGGCAATGGGTCAATATCTAGGCTATCAGCCCAATCAGAAATAAGAGCATTAAACGGCTGTACGATTCCTGCCATTGCTATTGGCTGGAGCACAGGGCCAAGCGTCTGAAGTGCCATTTGCATTTGTTCAACACGGGTAGACTTGTTGGGCTTTCTGGCAGATCCAGCTTCAATTCGGTATAAAAAGTCTCGGGTAAGCGAAATAATGTCTCTGGACATTACTTCCTTTTCCCATGCAATTGCGCCAATCGGCCCAAGAACTGGAGCTACGTCAGTTGGTTCAAGAAGCCATCTTGCCGCTAATGACTCACGCCGACTCAACAAGCTCATACAATCTTCCAGCTCGTTGGCCATATTATCAGGTCTAATACTAATGTTCTCTTGCTTAATCTGTGCTTCTGCTGCACTCCTATATTGGGCGCGGGTGATTCCATAAGCAAGTTCTGATAAACCAGTACGCTTATCAAACATATCTGACACAGCGGCGATAATGTCGTACATATCTTTGGTCACTTGGGGTAACTGAAAGACTGAAACAACATCACTCACAGAACGGCCAATCATTTCACTGATTTCAACAATCTTGAAACCGCCTTGCGATGGAGCCAAAAGTTGGTCTTTCAGATCTTGATCGGCAGCTTTAGAAACGCCGATCATTGTTTCGCAGCTTGTTGAAATTCGTGTAGCCAAGAAGCTCATTGCCCAATTCAAGAAGCGAAGTTCTGGAATAGCTGGGCGAATATGGCTGATGGGCCAAGCGTAATTAGGTTTAGTGTGGAACGACAACATCGTATATGGCCATCCCTGTGGATCAGAGAAGTACGGGATTGGCCAAGATGCCCTAGCAAGAAGCTCTGAAGGAACACCTGATGCTTCGTCAATTTCCTGATCCATTATGGACGGAGGCATATTAAGTGGATACTCAACGCCTTCGCACACCACCAGATAAACGTAATCGCCTAATGCGTCAAATGCACCCTTGTTGTCCTTGGGGCTGTCTTTCAGCCGATCCCCTGCCCCCGTCTTGCTCCAGATGCGGTAATAAGTAACGAGATCGTTGGTTTTCCCAATCTTTTTCTTGCTGTCTCTTCCTTCGTAATCAGTACGAATGTTGGTAGTTCCATCTAAGTGTTTCCTTAGATCTGCTTCTGGAACTCCGTATTCCTTAGCAACTTCTGCAATTGGCTTAACACAACGACGCGCACACCACAGGGCATCGTCCCTGTTGTCAAAATCTGGGTCAATTAGCAAAGAATCTACGGTATCGTAGAAGCTGCCAATCATTTTAACCGGGGCAGTTGAGCTATCTCCAGAAGTTTCAAGCGTGACAAGTTCTGTCCAGAACACGCCAGCACCTTTAATCATTGCTTCGTTAACAACTTTTCTGGCTTGCGTTTTAAGGTCAAGCTCTACAGGAGTCCAGTTTAAGTATGCTTGGAGAAGTTGTGCTGCCACTCCACGACTACGCTTAGTGTTTTCCTGTTGTTCCAGTAGCTGAAGAATTTGCATTTGCTCTGGCTGCAATTGCATCATCATTTCAGGGGTTGGAACGGCAGGCAACCCAAGAGCTTCAGGAGAAACTTCTGGAAACTGCATTACAGTGACAGTACGCACCGGATTTCGGTGGTAAATGACACTCCCCATAATCTCTACGAGTTCAAAAACCTTGTTAATCTGCATCCTAAAACTAGGAGGCGAGATATTGGAGTTGTATCCCCTATCTCCTCTGGCGTAGCCATCACGCCACATCCAGTTGTTTTCGCCGTCATAGAAGTTCATAGCCTCTTTTGCATCATCTGCAAAAGGCTTTTTGTACTTAATGGCTTGCTCTAGTTTTTTAACCCAAGTAGCCGTTATTTGTCGCAGTGGACTATCGGGCGGCAAGCTCTCGCTCAACAGACACCTCCTGTACCAAAACAGGTTCAAGCATAGTGTTTAAGCCGTAAATAGCCCTAGTTTGCGGTGCGTAGTCCCAGCATCCTAAGCTCTGCCAGCCATGATCTTCGTGAATAGATGGGTCATCTTTGTGATGCACTGATGGCTTTTCAACGAATCCGTTATTGGTAAATACCAAGATATGTATTGTTGAATCTCCCGGCTCCCGTGTGATCCAACCAACTGCTGGCTTAGAGAAGTTTTCCATATCCGAGCTAAACAAAACGCAATCTCCAATTTGCGCTTTGGGCATCTTCCAAACTGTATTACTGCTCATTGCTTCTGTCTCCTTGTGGGCCTAAGTATACATATGCTTCTTCTGTTATGCCACGGCGCTTTCGTTTATCGGCCAAAAACTTAACCCACCACGGCTCTTCTTCCCCAATCACTGCTGGACGATGGTAACTTGGCCTATATGCACATAGGTATTCCAAGCATTGGCAAAGATGCACTTCGCCTCTGGTTAGCGGGCTATCTGTAACAATTGAAGTCCCGGCTACCATGTTGACTTTTTTGCGGTATCGCTTTAATTCACGCTCTAGGTCAGGTACAGATTCAGTAAGAATCCGTATAGTTGGCGTACCAGAAGGCCGAATATGTAGGTAATTTCGCGTAGCTTCGCAGCGGGCCATAATATCGTCGCAACCCGCAATAAATGAACTTCCTGTGACTTCGCTCCTGATCTGTCGCTTCACAAGCTGTTCTGTGTATTGCTCAATGGGCAACCGTCCTGAGCCAATATCGCGGAGCCGTCCACCGTGAGAGTCGATAATAAACGCACGAAACTGGCTTTTTACCTTCTCCGCAAACTTCTCGCCAAATATCTGTGCATTGCACTGCCGTAAATAAAGCTGATCGTAAACCAAAACGTACTCTTCAGACGGGGGTACAGCAGCAAACAATACGGCTGTTACTGCATGGCCCGGATCGATAACTGCATATCGACACCAATCCCCCGGAATCTGTCCACTGGGCAAATCTGATCTGTTTAACCCATGAATCCTCATATCAAAAGTAGGGTAAACGAGAATACTGTCAGTAATAAAGTCGCCTTCTGCCCGCATTCTTAGGACATCTTGGCCACTGGCACTCCACCGAATGATGGACTTTTGCTTTTCTTTCTCATCAATATGGGGATTATCAAGGAATCTGAGCTTAAACTGCACTATATCAGGGTTTTCCTTGCGTTGTTCTAGCTCTGCATCAGCACGTTCTTTAAGCGTCAACAATGCATTATTAGTCGAATGTGGCATTGCACTCCAGCAAAATTTACCTTTTTTATCTACTAATCTAGCCTGACACTCACTAATCCAGTTTTCATTGTTTAAGTCTTCGTCACAATGTACCCTGTCTGCGGCGTATCCCTGTACTGGATCACCCTCACTAGAGAAGAAGTAGATAATCCAGCCGTTATGAAGTTCTGCTTTCTGGATATAGTTGGCGCTTTTGAGTACCCAGCTAAGCTTTTTGACCATCCTATGAGGGATTAGGGGTGGTGCTGGCATCGATTCTTTGCGTCTAGCTTCATCTGTACTGGGTCTATATGCCCGCCACTCCTTGGTAATTTCGTCCTTTATGATCTTAAACGCCCCTTTTTTGAACAAATAGGGGTACGCCACCATACCTATGTGCCGCCAATCTTTTCCAATAACGACAAGAATGCCGTCTGTTTTGGGGTATTTATTGAACGGATCTTGCCCTGTTACTGCTCTTGCGTCTTCCACAAAAGAACAGAGAGATTTACCGCTACGGTTTCCCCCGATTACCAAAACTTCTGAAGCTGTAGCCTGATGGATTAGCGACTGAAGTTCGGTTGGCTCATACAGGCGAAGAGCTTCTATCTTCCGTTCCCGAATCTCCGACTGTAAAGACTTGATCTCGTCCCGCTGAAACTGCGTCAGCAAAGGCTTTTTCGATTGCTGCGGCGGTGGGGGCAGGCTGTTCGGGGGCGGCGATAAGGGGTGTTGTTTTGCCATTTATTGTAATCCCTTGATATGTAGACAAAGCATCGTTGAACCGCGACTGCAATTCAAGCTCTAGTTCATCTTCAGACCATAGCGTGAGTGGCTTTTTAGCACCACCAAGCTCCACGTTCTTAGAAACTAGCCTGATGATTGTCTCTATTAGTTTGCTTCTGGTGCTGCTTCCCGGCGCACTGTCGTAATACTGTTTGACAATAAGGGAAGAAAAACCCCCTACTCCACCAAAATACTGAAATATACGCTCTATGACCTCTGCGGAATGAGGGATGTTGCTGCCGCCTGTTTGGCTTGCTTTGACATACAGGTCTACCCCGGCTTCTTCTAGTCGCTGTAAAGAGTTTACCCGTTTCCGTTTTGCCTTTTTCCTATCTGCTTTTCTGCGTTTACTAACACATAAACGACACAGATTCTTGACGTTTTCCCCGTCTGCAAAAAATTCAGTGGTATCTGGAAAGTCTTTCCCGCACAACTTGCATACTTTGTTGCTCATGCTGCAAATGATAACAGCCCGTGGGGGATTCCCCAAGGGCTGTTATTGTGCTTGTCACTTTGTTT